CTTAGAAGTGGTTACGTAGCCACCTTCTCTACTTTCGGAGCCCTGCGGAATTACACCGCAAGGTTATCCTAAGTATACCCACCGAGGAGATAGTTTTATCCTCGGTATCGATGAGACTCCTGCAACCCAAGCATCGCTTGGGCGAGGCCTTTCAGTGAAGTACTGAAGGATCATCGATTCTCCTTGGTCCCTAGTACGGATAGACTGTGTTTGCACACAGATACTCCTGTACTCGAGCCTATGTAACCTAGTATTCCAACGTCTTTTAAGGCGCTGGTTATTAGGGATATCATAGGTTTGGAGACCAAAGATACCTGAGTCCATACTGACGGAAAGAATGGATTTACACTCCTTCCGAACTGTCTGCTCAAGGTAGGCTGCAGCTTGCAACCATCCTTTCGCAAGGTAGTTGTTGTGGCTGCTGACCACACTTGATATGGATTCAGGTTTCGACCGTTGCGGCAGCGACATGATGTAAGTAGGTGTAACATCGTTACCCCTAAATGCATCAAGCCCGCATGACTCTCTGAAGTTTCCACTCCAGAAAGTCTTAGAGGGATTAACCCTCAGCCCAAGTAGGCTGAGCGCTGCAGCAACCCTTTCCGCTACATCGGTGGGGACAATAATGTCATCACCGAATGTCCGGACACTCCCAGCTAACCGTCGTATATTTTTGATAGAGACCTTAGTGCGCCTCTCATAGAGAGTTGTACCAAGGGCAATAGCAAGAAATACGATCGATTGGACGGGAAAGGTGCAGGCAGATCCCATACAGGAGAACTTCCTCAACATTGTTGAAGAATCCAGCCCGTATGAAGTCATGTTCCTTACGGAACGCGTACGTGTCGCATGAAGTGCGTCAAGAAGGGAGTGATTCCTCCTAAACACACGTTCGACGAGATACGTACTGACTCTATCGGAAGCTTCGGACAAATCTATTGTCGAGAGGCTACCGTCTAGGGATCCTTGAAGTGCTAACTCTTGGTTCGGTCGTTGATCAACAAAGTTGATAAACTTACCAATCCAGGAAGATAGTACTCGCTGGGACAGAAAGTCCTTCACGACTTGCTGACACCATTGATGAGCTGTGGGCTCTGCGGCGATAAGCCGAGGGGCCTTTAGCGTCTTTGGTACCAGAATAAGACGAGAGGGTGGCTCAGTATCAAACTGAGGCCTCTTCTGTCGAGCGACGACATCAGACCATAGGCCGTAATTCGCGAAAGCGAAATCAGCATATGGAAAGATTCGTTCAAGTTTCTCTGGCCAATAAGGGAATGAGTACTTACTCAGACCCCTTTTAAGGTCAGAGACTACACCAGGTCCGTGCTTCGCACGCCAGTCGAGGGGGTGAAGAACCCCTATCTCTGCTGAGATGATGTCTGCTACCTTTTGGATAGTAGAGAGCAAATCACAAGATATCGACTGATCGGGCCCCTCTACTTGATCTTGGAAAAGATCAAGCTGAGAACCACCTTGAGCAGGGAGCGCAAAGTCCTCCAAAGAGGCTTTGTTCCCTCCCCAGTTTGGTTCGTCGACATCCCAGTTATGGGATCCTCGACGGAGCTCTGCTTCGATTGCGTAGAAGGATCTAACAACAGTTAAGTTCCTTTCATCTGAACAAGTTATACGGAATTTCTTCACCATGTAGTACAACTGGCGAAGAGCCCGGACAGCTTGAACATCGCAATCACTGCGAAGTTCTCCATTAGATGTGAAAACGCGCAACAGGAGTCCCTTGAATAATCGAGGAACTACTGTCCCTTTCTTGTATGCCCTTTGAAAAGGCAGACCGGATAGGGTGAGGCGTTGATTCGCCAAGCACTTATCAAAGTGCTTACCGAAATCAACGAGGTCAATCATTAAAAATGAGAGACCTCGAGTTTCCACACAGGACGAGAGACGAGAGAAATCACGCCACAAGTCCTTCTGGAGTCGCGGAAATTGTACTTCGATATCCTTGAGGATACCGTTGTACAGGCCGAGCACATACGAATCGTAGCTGTTCGTCATGGTAGAACTCCATGATCTACGGCTAGGACTAGTACGTACTACACTACTGAACGACCTAGCTCAGAAGCCAGGAGAGTAATGACATCCAAAAGATGGATGAAATTACGATTCCCAGCCCAAGAGCTTTGGTGCGATGCCACCCGCTTTTACCATGTAAAAGCTCATGGCCTCGGACAGGTCGACCATGTCGCCCGGAACACCATTAGGATCATTCCTGATCGTAAAGGTTACTTCCGTGAGCGAGCCCACAAGGGACGGAGAGACTGGTTTCACATACCGCGAGAAAGTCACAGAGTGACGATCAAATGGTTGTGTCCCCAGTTTTACCGTATCCCGGCTGTGCCGCACTTTCGCGCGGTACTGGACAAGGGTTTCGTCCAAGAAATACTCGGACGAGTACCCATCTTGGTTGATGAGAGGGAGTACTTTTACAGTACCTCCCGATCCATCCATAGTGACAGTAAGACTAGTTCCCAGCGACATTCGCTGTGCTCCTTGATGTTACCTATCGACTTCCTCTTGAAGCCGAAAGGGCACCAAGGATCGACAGTTGACCCCCATTAAGTAATGGGAGGCTCAGCGTTAGGCCGGAACCGAAAGAGATATCACGTCTCTTCGTTTCACGTGTAAAGAGAGCGGAACCGCCACCGAAATCTTGTTCAGAATCGGAGCGGGACCAGGAAGAGGAGGTCATCCGATGTTGCATACAGTTCACACTGGATGCTTCAACGGGGACGGTATTATTAGCGGCAGCGATAAGATCGCCGACGTTACTAAACCAGTCAATCATAAATGACCATGGGAATAATTCCCAGGCGGTTGCCACCAAGCTTTCGGCATTCATACCGAGAACCAGGCGGGCCGCTAACTCAGCCTTTTCCTTATCGTTTTTATAGGCGGGTGAGCCCACGGGTTTCCATCTAATGGTTCCCCAGGACTGTGCCGTGGTCATTGTCATTATACGATTCTTAAAGACAATGCCAAGACCGGTTTCGATGGAAATATTTCCATTTCCGGAACCGACTCCGAAGAAAACGTTAACTCTCCTTCTCAGACCTCCATTACTAGTCAAACGGTCCAGTTCGTCCATTCTTTGAGATATGGATTGCTGGGCATTGACTAGTGATGCCAAATCCCTGATTGTTGGCTCGATAGCAAACTTATAGGATAAGTAGGCATCAGCAGATTCTTTGATCCGACCTTTACGTCGGAGAATCTTACTGAGCTTCTTTTTCTTAAGTGCTACCTGACCAGCCAGTCGTATGGGATTAATGAAGTCCTTGGCCTCGGCAATAAACGTAGGCACAGAAACCACAGGACGGTTAGGATTGCTCCTAGCCCTTACTGCGGATTCTATTTGTGCTACGTTTGGCCAACCAAGGTTAATATGAGCATCAACGGTCCTATGACCATGACAGTCGTAATTTTTATACGACCGATAGTAAATCGGATAGTTGATGTAGCGAAGACCAGCGAGAGGAGTAACAGAACGCGTAATGCGTTCGATATTCATATCGTGGTCACGCTTCCTTCGTAGGAAGTCATTTGTAACAGACTCATACGTATTGTACGTATCATTCTGCTGTATAAATATAGGAGCCAAGCTAACACGTTGGGCAGTGCCCGACCTGCGCGCGGTCCTATATCTAGACCTCTGTCTGGAAGAAACCATATTAACTGAGTTTACCTAACAGTAGAAGGGCTCACGGGATTGTGAGGACTCTTGTCAGGACGAGGTCGAAAGACCTCG